TATTAATAATATAGGGAGAGTACTTCTTCGTCCACATAGGGTCATCTGAGTCTAACAGATGCTCCTTTGTTTCGTTTATGGACTTGAGGTAATGTTTAAGTTCATATCCACTCATTTGAATTGAACTTGCGTCATAATCTCAATCATAAATGCAAGCATATTGATTTCTTGGTCTGCAACGAATGCTGACTTGTAAGAATAATCTGCTGTAGCAAGTACGAGATGAGGTACAGTTTGAGGTTGGATATCTTCATAAAGAGCATCATATATCTTACGATACATACGAGATGGGTCATTATCAAGATTGTTGGCAACCCATTTGCGAATAGATTTGAAGTCCTTTTCTTTGAGGAATGAATTCAAATCCTTCATATTCGTTTCTGAGATGTTAACAAGTACACCACTGTCAATCATACCAGAAGTTGAATATCGTTGCAGTTCGTTTAGAACTCTTCTCCAATCGGGAAAGTATTTCTCAACAACACCAGCAACTGCTTTAGGTTGATACTGAACACCCTCTCCATCTAGAATAGTCTGAACACGCTTAAAGAATTCTCCAGCGAGTTTAGGTTTCTCTGATGCTGGAATACGAAATTCTATAACAGAGCATCTAGAGTGGAGAGGGTCGATGATTCGGTTTTTGAAATTACAGGTAAGAATAAACCCACAGTTCTTATGGAACTCTTCTATAAATCCTCTCAACGCAGGCTGAGTAGATTGAGGGTTTAAGTAGTCTGCCTCATCAAGAATAACGAATTTGCGATTACCATCCATAGAGACAGTAGAAGCAAAGTTCTTAATCTTGTTTCGCAGTACATCAATACCCGATTCTTCAGAACCGTTTATCATCATATAAGTAGCGCCTAGTTCCTCAAGCATTGCTTTTGCAACTGTGGTCTTACCTACCCCAGGCCCGCCAGTAAGTAGTAGATTAGGAATATGTCCATCATCTACGAAGGCCTGGAAAGTCTTTTTCAAATCTTCAGTAAGTACACACTCACTGATTTTTTTGGGACGAAACTTCTCGACCCATAACATCACATCATTCATAATATAAAACTCCTTGTTGGGATTATTTTGCTTCTAGAGCAATAAAGTATTCGATTTGTTTATTCACATGTGCGAAATGCGAAATACCTTTATCGGATACCTTTACTTTATAATCACCTCCAAGCAGTTTTAAGTTCTCAACTTTGAAAAAGTATGTGAAGTCATTCGGTGAATTATCACCAACTTTAATACTGAAGTCGTTAGAAGTTTCATTCTTACGGTCAGTAACAGTCAGTTCAATATCACCACCAGCTGTACCTTTAAGTACTACATCTGGAACACCCAATACTGCACTCGCTTTTTGGATTGCACTAAAGGTGTCTTGTGTAAACGTAAACTCTACGTCTACTGAAGGCATAGTGATTTCCGTTTTCGGAGTAGTCACTACGGATGGGTCACTAAAGAAATACTTCAGTGAACTCCCACCGCCTTCTTCATTCAATCGTACCGACTGATCTCCAAAGTCCAATGTAGGACTCTTAAACAGCGACATCGCTGAGAGGAATTCATTCAAATCGTAGATTGCGAATTCATTTGAAAAGGAATCTGGAATGGTTGCCTTCGCTACAATGTTTTTCATTGCAGACATTGTGTTTATCACATTACCAGATTTAACCAAAAGGTTTTGGTTTATTGTTGAGAAGTTCTTTAGAACGTCTTTGGTATCATTACTAAGTTGCATAATCAGTTATCTCCTTGATTCATATCGTGATTGTGTAAAGCCATTATACCATAATGGATTACTTTTAGCAAGTCATTTCTGTTCTTGCCGTCTTTTTTTCCGTATCGTTGTGAATATTTCATTATATTACCGATACAAAAACCTTCGCCATGTCCAGAATCCATAATGAATTCTGTGGCTTGAAACTTGTTGTGGGAATAGTGAGCATCATAGGTTTTGTCTATGTACTCTTTGAGTTGTTTCAGAATAACATCTTCTGAATATTTGTAATCTATTGTTTTCAATCCATACATCCTATAAAGTTGGATGGGGGGACGAACCCCCCATCACAGTTTCGATTAGCTAGAGTAAGAGTAATCAGAACCAGAGACTGCTTTAAGTCCAGCAGCGATAACACCTTTCGATGGTTCGCCTAGTCTATATGCAGTTGTTCCTTGGAACTTGTTTACATAAATGCAATTACCTTCACTTCTAAGCGTATCAATCATCGCTCTTGGTGATGTCAAGTCAAGTTTGTTTCTGAGTGTTGCCCATGTTACATTCTTTCCAGTTGAAAGAAGTCTCATAGTCTTTTCTCTTTTTGTTAGTGCTTTTCTGCCCATATTATCTCCATTATCTATAATTTCAAATCACCATTATTGATGATTAGATTACATCATACCCTATTTCTAAGGTAATGTCAATAGCTTATTTGATTTTAATTGTTTTAGGTTTCATTGCCTCTGGGACAATTCTTTCTAACTCAATACTCAAAATACCATCTTTGAAGGATGCACCCTGTACAATCACATACTCAGCAAGATTGAATGCTTTCTTGAAAGAACGATTAGAAATACCTTTGTGTAGGAACTCCTTATCATCGTCACCTTCTGGTCTTGATGTGGATTCGACTGTAAGAATATTATCCTTACTTTCAATAATAATATCTGATTTAGAGAACCCAGCAATTGCAAGTTCAATGCAATACTTCTCCTCTGAATCCTTTACGATATTATATGGGGGATATCCAGTTGATGCTGGTGCATCAAGTAGACTGTTGAACATTCTATCGAAACCGATAGAATAAGTTTTGACCCTATCAAACGGGTCGATATATTGATTACTTACCATTTTTTTCTCCTTAGTTAAGCAAGATTAAATACGATACCCGACTATTCGGCATATCGTACTATTATTTATATAGGTATTAAAGAGGGGGATTTCAACCCCCCTCTGAAACTTTTTATGCAGCTTCGGCATACTCAAGTGCTTTGTCTAAAGCATTGAGTTTTACTTTACGGTTACGTCCGTACCATGCAGACTGCAAACGTGAATCACCTTCACGACCTTGCAAGTGGTCTGTCATGTATGTAACAGAGTTAAATGCCTGCCACCAAGAACCTTCAGCAAAGTTTGCTCCAGGCTGAGTAGTTAGGTTCTCCATTGCAATTTTAGCATTACGAGATGTAAATGGTAGAACACCATCTTCTTTCTCTTTTGCAGGCGCACCGAATACTTCATTGAAGTACTGGATAACATTATCACCAGTAGCACGTTTTCCACCAAGGAATGCAGCCATTGATTTGTACTGTTCCATTTTCTCTTTCGCAATACCCATCTGCTCTTTAACCATAGCAGGGTCGAATGCCTTACGGTGGTTTACAGTAACCATCTTATCAGTATCTTGTGATAAAGACAGTGTAAGAGTGTTATTACATACAACACGAATAGGTGTCATACGGATATTGATAGATTTACCAAATTGGTGTGGGTTAGTAAACAGAAAGTAGTTATCTGTTTGGTCACCTTTGAACAACTCAAAAGACTCTTTTGTCTTTGCAAGTGCCCAAACCATTTGTCCATCTTTAAGTGAACCAGCAGTATGCATTTCCATATCACCTGCCATCACATAGTCATGGAAGAATTCAAATGCTTCTGAGTTCTGTACAGGATTCCAACCAGTACCAACAACATCTAGTACAGAGTTGTCTGAGGAACGGATAAGTGCCTCTTTGTTTTTAATAGGAATACCAGTTGCAGTTACAAGAGGTTGTTTTTCTACTGTCCAATCAAGTCCAGCAACCTTTTGGAATTGGTCTGGTGTTAGTTCACGGTCAACCTTAGTACCTAGTCCATGCCAAGGAACATCCCCAACATAAGCCATTTGTGCTTCACCGTTTATCATTTCAAGTTCATGTGCCATTATATATTTCTCCTAGTTATTTTCACAGTTTGTATATTCATTATATACGTTATTAGAACAAAAGTCAAGATGTTTTTGAAACATTTTTGAATAATTCTTTAGCACTCAAAAAAGTTCCATCCTCAAGGGTTAAAGTAATATCTGGTAATGCACCGAAACCGACAGTACGGTCTACGACTTTCTTACCATTTATGACTAACTCTTGAGCCCACATATTATCCATAAATTGTTTAAATTCTGGGGTTAATGTCATAACTTCTTTCCTTTTCTCATCATTACTAGCATAGTATACATGTTATTAGAACAAATGTCAAGGCATTTATTGAAGTTTTTTTAAATTAATTTGTGGATATTCTACTAAAGTTCTGAACCTTTTCAAACTTAACAATACTTCTGAACTTG